CAGTCCACAAGTTCAATCCTCTGTTGGCCCATTCTGCAAACATGAGATTCAAAGAGCGACGAGCAGTCTTGGCATCGTAGCCTGTGCGTACTTCTATGCCGCAACGCTCATATGCTTCCTCGATAAGTTCAGCTACATCGAGGTTGAAATCTCTTGATCCAGAAGTTGTCATTACATTTCGCCTTTATATTTCCCACCGCGACCAGCCATAACACAGCCACCGTTCTTGTAGCCTTTTACTTTGCCGCCGCCTTTGTAGCCCTTTTTGATCATGCCACCGTTCATTTTTTTAATGACGCCACGACCAATTAAAACATCTTTCTTGGTAACCTTACCATCTCCGCTCAAATCTTTCATCTCTCGTCCTTTCTAAAAAACTCTTACCAAGCCACCCTTGGCTTTCCAATTTATTCGCTTAGAAGATTTCTTCTTCTTCGAAGCGGACGTACACTGGGCCATGGTAGGTCTGCAAGCAGGGTAACTTTTTCTTTTCTCACCCTTTTTGCGACCACAAGGTTTACCTGTTTTACAGTCAACCCAGCCCTTCCCATCGTTCTGAGAAAACCATTTACGCAATGAGTTTTCTTTTTTTGCCATCAGAACGTCCTTGTGCTCTTACGTCTTGTTTCTTCAACGCGCCCACAACCAGAAGCTATGATGCCTCCACCACGGTATCTGTTTCGCGCTGGACGTTTTGGATTATCAACCGCCGCTATTAACCCGCCTGTTGCTTTCTTAGTAGAGTTTCCCCAATTTTTTGCGCCCACCTTTCGACACTTTGACAGAGCCCCCGAGGCGTAGGCGCTGGGCCATACCTTGTAGCGGCTTTTGACTTTGTGATAACAGGCGTCTTTTTTTGTTTTTGACTTTGCCATTTTTATTTACCCTTGGTGGCGTGGAGATTTGCGCCGTCATCTGCCCTCGACTGATCATGAAATGCATTCCTTACCAAAAAATCCTGCCACATAGGCTTGATCATGTTGTAATTTTCTTCAACCTTGTAGGACGTGACCGTCAACTGAGCATTCATTTGGTAAACCTGCAGAGAGGCCCAACCTAATAAACCCAAGGCAACAAACGACACCAACTGATTGACTTCTAATTTCATAACTACCACGCCTTGCAAGACCAATACTTGGCCTTTAATTTATCCATAGTGCCTTTATCGCACCCATGACGAGCCCTAAACGACTTTCGCCGTTTAGGATCTGATTTTTTAATCTTCATGTTGGCGTCCCCGAACCGAACTATCTTTTCTTTTCCTTTGTCGCAGGCTTTAACAACAGACTTTTTTCCGCCAGAAATCTGACGTTTTGGTTTGTTGCATTTCATTTTAGCCTTATCGATTTTAGGCATAGATAATCCTTACGCTAAAAGAAACGTCAGTTCAGTCCCCGCGCCCGTAAGCGCAGAAATGTAGACTCCAGAAGTAAACAGCATTCCATTCTCAGGGATGTATATCTCGTTCATACCTATAGGAAATTTCTGCGTTAACATTGTTGCTCCCCCACTACCATTGGTAAGAGTGAACGAACCCGCTGCAGTCGCGTATATGTTTACGGCCTGTAGTCTAGATCTGGACGGTCCTATAAGAGCCGCCGAAGAACCTTGTGCATGAGTATAAGCATTTATGTCTGACCCTGCCATACTTTATTCCTTTTTTTTCGGAGGACGCCCACGCTTCTTTGCAGGCTTCTCTTCCCATGCCTCATTGACATTAGGTGTAGAAGGATCATCCGCTTTGAGCGTACCGTTCTCATTTCGTGCGCGAACTTTAGCGGGTTTAATTCCTCGAGCCGCTAGTTCTTCTTCGGTTGGGGGTGCGAATCTACTCATGACTCATCCCTTATGATGCCGCTATTGTGCCACCAGTGTCAGAACGCTTCCAGTTTGTTCCGTCAGAGAAAGCCAATATTGCAGTACCTGCTGCGCCGTTTGAAACAAATACAACAGTACCTGCGCCAGCGGTTGCTGCTGAAGGTGCGTTTGCTACGGTGTAAGTTGGGACGACGATGTCGCCAATAAAGCCAGCAGTTGAAGTTACTGGACCTGAAAATGTAGTCGATGCCATTTTAGTACCCTTTGCATAAGGATTCGCCTTGTAGTCTATGCAACGTCAGGAGGGCGGATACCTGTCTACAAAGCTAATATGATGCCCATTACAAAAACAATACAACAAATTAAACCAAAAAGAAAGGGGCAACCGAAGTCGCCCCTGTCAAAACTAAAAGACTTGTTGTTATGCGCCCGGAGAACCGAATACACAACGTGGGTCTGAGAAGCCGAAGCTGTAACGTTCCCGTGCCTTGAAGCGCATGTTTCCTGTGTCGAAATCTGCTTCCATGTTAGTGGAAAGCGGAGTCCGCTCAAAGTGAATCAAACCGCGAGGCGCGTCTGTTTTGATGAAGAACGCATCTGGATCAGTTAGGAAGTCGTTAACGGCGTAACCGTCAGGCAACATACCCATTGAGCGAAGTGCGTTAGTATCATTGTCTGCAGTACCAACCCGAAGGTTAGAAACCATCAAACGTTCTGCAACGAATTGCAGTTGACGTGGAATCATCAACTTCACTCCGCGAAGAGCAACCTTCAACCCACGCTCGTCAACATAACCAGCGATGTTGATAAGAGCGTCTTCCAAAGAAGTTTCGTTCAAATCAGCAGCAACTGCTGGAGTATTAGAGAATGTGCCGCCGTTAGTTAGCGGGTGGTTTGTTGCACAAAGAGCAACGCCGTCACCGCCTGCACTAGCACCGCCTGCAAAGGCGTTGTTAAGAACAGCAGCAGCTTTAACCTGCTTAGAGTGCGCCATTGAACGAGCGAGAGCCTTAGTGTAACGACTGCCGAGGCGGTCATACAGGTTATCCTCGATTGCTTCCTCAGTAATTGAGAACGCAAGTGCAACGGTTTCGTGATTGTAACGAGCAGTGTACGCTTCGTTAGCATCATCGAAGTTAATTGCAGAACCTTCTGACTTAGTAGGTGCTGCTCCAAATCCAGCCAACATCACCTCTTCTTCAAACGCACGGTCTGAAGATTCAGTAGTGAAGATTTCTGAATGTTGGTTTTCGTACCGATTGTACTCCATGCCAAACAAGGCGTTGAGACCGGGTTCTAGCTCTTTCGCTAGTTGTGCGCGTGATATAGCCATCTGTTAGCCCCCTTATACGCCTGTCGTTGAAACAGTACCCTGTACAATACTTCCGTTTGGAGCATTGAAGTGGTTGTTTAAACGAACGATTAATGGAATACCAGCTACAGTGAAATCTGAGTTATCAGGGTCATTTTGAACGCCCATGATACGCATAGAGTGCGCCGCAGTGGTAGCGATTGTGTTAAGGTCAGCAGTAGCTGAAGAGATACCAGTAGTATCATCACCAGTATTACCAGTTGCAAACGCGATGTTAGCAAATACTGCTGCGCGTACTTCCGCTTCAGTGTTTGCTGCAGCCACTACATTAGATGTAGCGATTGTAAACGTCTGCATAGGATCGTCATAGACGAAAGCCTTAACAGGGTAGTTAGTATCAGCGCCAGAACCAGGCCATGTATTAGACCAGATTGTTTTACCTGATGTCGAAGAAACGTATTCACATCCCCAGAACACACCAACAATAGAGACAGTACCACCAGCCGCAGCTTGTAGATCGTCAATTACACCAGCCGCAGTCGGTATTACCGGCTGACCTTGGTATAGTTTGTTTGTGTTGCCAGAGGCTATGCGATATTCCGTTGCCCCGGTAGAATTGGCCGCTTGACCAATTTTCCCAATGGGTCGTAGCCCAAAGGATCCGTTAGAATTTGCCATAATAGCACCTCAATAAAAGTTACTCGGAGTCTCTTCGTGAGCCTCCGAAGGATACACGACTTTGCCGACTATTAGATATCGGCATAGAAGGATGTTGGTCCTTCATTAAATCCTGATCGACTGCAACCATCTGTTCGCGGGTTCGGCTCCCGTAATACTCGGATCTCTCATTGGCGGTTTCGACAGGTATGCGACACAACATTAAACCACCTTGACCAATCACACCTTCAAATCGACCTTCATCAATAATAGGCGCTTCATAATCTGGATACTCATCCTTTCGGACGGGTTCCCACCCTTCACGCAGTTTGGTGTTGACGTTCATCTTATCGTCTTCACCCCGCATTGAGGTTCGAATCCAACGATGCACATAGCCCTCTGGGGCGTCTGGTGCAGCGAGGCGGCTGGGCGGAGCCCAAGGTTTTCTGCGAGTTTCTGAGTCTCGAGTTGCGTTCTTTCGCGGTGTTCTGTTGTCAGTCATTTTATTACTCCTTCACAAATTTAGCGTATTCTTCAAGAGGTACGCCTAGCTTTTTTGCAATCGCGACTTGTGAATGCGTTAACTTGACCGACCTGCGCCCCTGTTTAGTACTGCGGGATGCGGAGTTGCCAGCGGATGCGACCTGACTACCTCCACCCGATTTCTTCGCAGGTTGGAACTTGTGTGGAAATTCCGACCTAATGCGTTTATCAACTTCAGTATAGTACTCAGATGAGTCAGAGTCAAACCCTTCGTCATTCGTAAGTTGTGAATGAATCGCAAATGCTGCTGCGGTCATCACCCTATCTTCACCAAACCACTTGTTTTTTTGCGCCCATTTTTCCGCTTTTGCATCCGGTTGAGGACGCTGCGGTGCAACTTGTTGTTGCGGTGCAACTTGTTGTTGCGGTTGTTGAGCCGTTTCAACTTGTGTTTTAGCTTGTTGTTCTTGCCGAGCTTTCGCAGTGTTATAACGGTTCTGTTCCGCAGTAACTTGCGCTAAAGCAGTTTGCGCCTCTACCATCTTGTCAGTGTCGCCCGTCTCATAAGCTTCTTTATAGATCCGCTTAATCTCTTCGGTCTGCGCTTGCAGCCTGCTTCCAAACTCAGAAAGATATCCTGTGTCTAAAGCTTGCATACGGCTTTTAAGTTTTTTGTTTTCGTCAATCAGTTCTTGAGAAAGACGAACAGCTTCTGCCTTGTCTCTCTCTTCCTGACGATATTTTTCAGTCAGCTTCTTAATGCGCGACTGAACACCCTTACTATAGCTGTCCAGTTCCTCGTCACCGTTAGATGCTTCGACCTTTGTTTCTTCTGTTGAATCTGCCTTGACAGGTTCCTCTGACGGAGATTCAGACTCAGGTTCTATATAAACCTGCTCTGTTTCTTGCTCTTCTACTTCAATTTTTTCTTCTGACATAGTTGCCTCTCCTATATGTGTTTAACATCGTCAGGCTCTAGGATAGTCGCAATAACTTCATCGTCGTTAATAATACGAACCTCCCCTCCTTCGATTTTAAATCTTGAGCCGGAATACCGACCTATACAAACCCACTGGCCTTCTTTGCACCATGGTTCAGCCTCTGGGCCAAACTTATCTGCATCCTTATAAGCTAGGGGACCTAGCTTCATAACATAAGCCACTACGGTAGCAACGGACTCCCGTTCTCGGACTTCGTCAGGTATATACAAACCGGATGAAGTTTTCGCTTTTCCTTGGTACGGCATAACTAAAACCCGCCAACCTGTGGGTTGGGGAAGTCGATCAAGCAGGGGTTGTTCTAAGAGGTTTGGGTCTAGCACCCGTTCTTCTGAGGTTACATACGCGCTATCCAAAGAAGAAGACTCAGCCTTTTTGGCTTTTTTGTCTTTGTTCATTTTCTGCGCGACTGAATCAGGAAGATATAAAGTCTTCGACATCGTCTACGTTTCTTTCCAGCAGGGTCTTGATTTCTTCTCTAGCAAGAGAGAGTCCCCGTATCTCTCCCACAGACATTTTATACTGCTCCCAATCCTTTACAGCACCGAGAGAAAGAGCCCGAGATATATCTTGTTCGCGCTCTTCAAGTTTCTTATACAGATGTTTCGCCAAGTCCACAACATCCATTATAGAATGTCCTTGTATTCTTCTTGTGAATCAGATGTGATTGGACCACCTTCTGCCCATATGTCACAGACTTTTTCTTTAGAACACATAAACTTTAAACTTTGGCAGTACCCAACTTCTCCTGTGTCATCTCCGATACAACCCAACATTTCTTCAGTTTGATTGTACATAGAACACGTTCCACAACACTGATCAGTTAAATGAGCTTCAGTGTAGTTATGCTCATATTCTGCCATATCCTTGTTTTCCATGTTGGCTTCT